TTTTGATTTTAATTCCTGTACAGAATTCACTGCTTGTCCAATCACTCCCATACCATTCTTTGCAGCTTCGAGTTTTTCCTTACCTAAAGCTGTTATGGACTTTAATTTATCAAGACTGGAATTAACCTTAGGTTTAGCTTTCACTTCTTCATTCTTGACAGCAGGTGCAGCTTCTACAGGATTGATAACCTCTTGAGCTGCAGGGGTTGGGGTTGGGGTTTTAAGGATTTCAGTATCCTTAATAATCTCTGTTTTAGGAGGCTTGTAATCTGGCGATAGCTTTTTAAGATCCTCCTGGGTAAAATATTCTCGGTCTCTTTCACTTAAAAAATAATCGAATTCGTCTTTAAGGTAATCCGGATCAGCTAACAGTTCTTGTTGATCACTCTTGTCAAGATCCTTTTGAGAATATTCTATAAATTCGCTAATTAGCTTAGAATCGGTTGTGATCTTGGATAAGGCAGATTGCAATGGGTTTTGCTGTACAATTCTACCAAGTTTTATATTCCTTTCCCTCTCCTCCTCAATCATCATATCCAACATCTGCTCTTCCATGGTCCTAACTTTATTGCCTTTGTCCAGTTTAACAAGCTCTGGTCCATCCTCACCGACAACCGCAATTCCATTACCTTCAATAGTACCCCCGTCCTTTAATCCAGGTATTTTTGGTATTACACCAGACAAAGCATTTTTTATAGTACCGCTACCCAAAATGCTTTTAAAATCGATAGGTTGACCCGCTTTCACCTGAGCAACTTGGCTAGGTAGCTTTGAAATAAAATCTGAAGCAGACCCGGTAAGAGACTTTGAAATATTTTCAGTTAAATTGCTAATAAGCTTATCGTTCTGAGAAGCTATAGTTTTAGAAAAAGATTCGGTAAAGCTTTTGAACACCTTTTCTAGGTCCTGTGTTTCTGGGGCATTTCCTTTCTTTAGGTCGTTTACTAGATTCTTAACACCCTCAGACGACTCTATGTTTGCCTTAGTGGACTCTTTAAGTTCCTGATAAAGTGAATCGAAATTTGAAGAAAGTGTACTTAGCTCCTTTAATAATCTGTCGGATCCGTTTGCCATTTACTGGTCGGTTATTTTCCAACTATATATCTAATATTAAAGATTATCACTTTTTGCTAAAACTGAATACCTCTGTTTGGCCACTCTCTTGAAGCTTCCTTTTGTTTTCCTCCTCTACCGAATCGTTAAGCTTATCAATCCAAATTTGGTATTCGTAGAATGGGACAGACTCTAGCCAGCCTGGGTCTATTGAATGCTCCCTCCAAAGTCTGAATTTTAGATCAAAATAATTCTCCAAAGATATTTGAAATAACGAAAAGAGATCTGAACCCTGAGGGAAAGTAAATTGGGGCGGTGACCTCCCCATCACCGCAAGCATCGCATTTTACTCTTACCTTTAAGTTTGTTCCTATCTTAATCCTTTCAGCCAATTCAAAATAAGCAGAAAACTCTTCCTTAGTCCATTCTTCGGAGGATGAAACCATTGCTTCCTTTATTTTAAAATAGTCTAACCCCCTCCATTCATTGAAATAAAATGGGGCTATCTTTATAAAGCTCTTATCAACCTCTTCACCCCTTGCAACAGAGTCAGCAACAAAAGAGGCTATCGCTTTGGTAACACCGATTGATGGAGGAGCAAGTTTAATTGTCTTCCCTATTCTCCTTATAGGGAAAGCGAAAGTCCTTTCGGTTGATGAATAGTACTTCAAAAGGTTCTGGTCTATCTCGTAATTACTCAAAACACCCGTTCTTAACTCTATTCCTTCCATTCCAGAGCATCCCTTAGTTGTACAACCACCATCGGGATTTACAATTATTCTATTTTCTCCCTTGACAAAGGTTAAATCTCTGATTGCCATGATAATGAAGAACCTATCCTCCTGCTTGAGATCTTTATACGAAACAACACCGCCGCTTTCACTAAACTTTACCCTACAGCAGGTTTCAAGAATGAAATTAAGCTTATTGTCTATATCTAGCATATCATCCTCGTCTATAGTAGAGAATTGTCTAATTTCCCTTACCTCAGCTGGTCTAATTGCTACTCTAGTTGGTTCAGGATAAAAAAGACCTTTTGACGGAAGCATATTCATGGGTAGATTCTTCCAACCAAGATCCAAAGGCTTAGTTTCAGAATCTTGTACATAAGGTTTACTCTCCATACTTTTCTCGTGGACATTTCCAAGAGGTTCTGACTCTACAACTTCTTGCTGGGGGTAAATATTTTCCTGTAGCTCGGTATCAAGGTCTAATTCACTGGGGTCGTCGTATTTAATACCACCAGAAATTTCTTTTTCCCTTAAAATCTCCTCAGGCGAAAGGTTATTATCTGACATGCTTGCATTTTTCTTTATATACCGCTAGGGTATAAAAACCACAAATTATAGAAAAAAATTAGAATTAAGTTTCCTGTTATAGGAATAGATCGTTCCAGTAATCAGACTTCCAAGTTGTGTCGATTGTGTAGAGGGCATCACCAGTATCATAAGAAAGGTTCATTGGTGTAATTGGTTCTACTAAAAAACAATTATTAAGAGTAATCCTTCTAAAAACATCACCTTGTTTATTGAATACTGAAACTACCATCGAACCCACATAATCCCTTTTTAAACCCATTGCTCCAGTTAATGGATTGTATATTAGGTCAGACCACTGTCTTAAAACCTTATAAAGGACCATAGAATTATCGTCATTCAGGTTTACCTCAAAAGACATATTAAATTGCACATCAGAAGTTGAAGGTTCACCACCAGCGTATCTTCTTTCTGCAAACTTATAGTACTGTGTTACAGCATCTGCCGGTTGTATATCAACTTGCAGGGCAGATATACTCTTCACTTGCTGAGTGAGAATGTTTTCTCCCTTGAAAGTGGTGTTAGCAAGATTTATTCCATTTGGTGGGGTAATCAAAACTTCAAACTGATTTAAGAAAACCGGTTCGTAGTTATTCCTTGCTGCCTTAGAGTTATTAAAATGTGGTAAGCCTGCCATTTATGCTTTTTTTATTTTAAAGGAAAAGATCATCCCAATAATCAACTGCCCAAGTCATATTGATTTCATAGAGGGTAGTACCATTTACATATTCTAGCTCCATCGGATCAATTGCTTTTAGAGGGAAGCAATCCTTAAGGGTAATTCTTCTGAATACATCACCGCTTTTATTAAATACAGATACCACTATCGTACCGGTGTAATCAGCTTTTATACCTTGAGCGCCTGTTAATGGATTGTATATTAAATCCGTCCATTGCCTCATTGTTTTGAAGACATACATGGAATTAGCATCATCAAGGTTTACTGTAAACTTCAATCCAAGATCTAGGGTAGTAGTGTCTGGCTTACCTCCAGCATAATTCCTTTTTGCAAACTTGTACTTCTGGGAAACAAAGCTAGGATTTTTATCCACGTCCAAACCACTTACAGAAACAACCTGTTCAAGCAAAACCGGACCTCCAGCTACAGCCGCAGGCGGTATAACGTTTACCTCAAACTGATTGAGATAAACTGGCTCGAATTTATTAACCGAGTTTATGGAGTTTTGGTAATGTGGTAAACCAGCCATTTAGTTTTTCCTTTTTTTATATTTATCCTATTTTTCTAATTTAAGAAATTAAGCAAACTGAATAAATCCTCCAGCAGCGATACCACCAGTTCTTGTTACTGTAATTCTGTTTATGAACTTTTGGATACCTCTAGCAGGTTCGATAATAACGTCGATAATTCCAATGTTTTGGTCGATGATTGAAGGCGGATTGTTGGAAGAATCCATAATAACCTGGTAAGCATAAATACCGCCACCAGCTCTTACACCATCAAGGTAGTTATCAACCAAAGTCTTGATTTCAAGTCTGATAGAATCCTCATTGAAATCAAAGAGATAGTTTGCCATGATTTCCTCAACATCATTCTCAACACTAATGAGAAGGTCCCTCACGTGTACGAGGTTAAATGCTGAGTTAACAGTTTGATAAGCAGTTTGGTTACCAAAGATAACTACGCCAAGGCCTCTTCTTTTAATAATCGGATTAAGACCTACTGGCTCCAACCATCCTCTATCTTCATCAGTGAAATCATATTCAAGACCAACTAAATTTTGTCCCGAGATAACCCCTCTTTTCTGACCAGCAATAATACTGTAGGGTTCACCGTTTGCAAATTTTCTTACAAAGTTATTAGAAATATAAGCTGCTGGTGGTACATTAACGTTTCTATTGTTTTCCCTTACTGTAAGATAAGGAGTATAGAACGCAGCAAATTTTGCTCCCTGATCTTCAGTTGGTAAACTGAAGGTGTAAGAAGGATTAAGCGATAAATTACCACCCTCTGAAATGTATTGAGCTTTCAGGGAAGGATACGGATTAGTCTGAGTTGGTGCATCAGTAAATCTAGGATCTGTAGATGCTCTAAACTGCTCCATTGATGGTGCGTTGATAAGTGCTAAAGCTTTTTGTCTCATCATCGCAAGCTTACTTAATTGATACTTAGAATTCGGAAGTATTTGTCCACTAAACGTATCAACAATGTATCTGAATGATATTACGTCCTTAGCAGCAAGTGTTGCTGCGATGTTAGTATTGTACATAACATCAAGGATTTCAGAAACTCTAGCATCAGTACCATTTGGCCTGTGAGAATCCCTCATGGTAAACCCATTTAAATAAGTGAAATCAAAAGACCTAGTAAATTGCGGAATTGATTTGAACTTCTGTACTTGGATTGGGCTTCCAGCATAGTAATAAAGTGGCCTTGCAGTTGTTACCTGAACAACGTTTGGTGTTGTTGTTTGAGCAACTGTGGTTACCCTAGTTAATCTATTCTGTCTATTACTTCCAACAGTTTCACAGATATCAAGATCGGTAGAAACTAGCAAATCACCAACTGAAATTGGAGAAGATGGAGAAGAAGATATAGTAAAGTTAGTTGGGTCTATTTGTGTTATCACGTCGATAAACTGGTTAATAGATCCTACTGAAGAAACTATATCTGTTTTACCTGCAGCTACCGGAAGACCGATATTATCAGAAGCAAAAGGTTGGCTGCCAGGTAAACCAGTGGAAAATGCGGTATAATCTACCAAATTGTCTGGGTTTTGTCTAGCAACGTTATTAAATTGTCTAGCATATGCTACAGCAAATTGGTCTCTATCAACTGTGCTTTCATATGAAATATAATTAATAGAACTTCCAGTCTCGTTTAGCCAAATTTGATCCCCGTCCTCAAGTTCACCGTAAAGTAAATCCTGGTAGAATGATGTAGAAAGTTGCCCAGTTAAGGCGTTACTAGCAGTTCCACCAGTTACTGAACTAATCGATGTAATGTCAAGATAATCTGAAGAAGCAATTTGATAGTAATCAGCAGAAACATAACCAGAAGTGGCACCAACCATATTACTGTAAGGTGTAACTGATATGCCTTGGGCTGAATAGGATGTAGTATCAA